TGGCTGAAGTTCGACCGGCTGCGCTGGCAGAAAGGCCGCCCGGAGACGGCCGAGTATCACTGCGAGGGCTGCGAGCAGCCCATCGCGGAACACCACAAGACCGCGATGCTGGAGGGCGGCGCATGGCGGGCGACCGCCACGGCCGCCGATCCGACCACGCTCGGGTATCACCTCTCGGCGCTCTATTCGCCGATCGGCTGGCTGAGCTGGGAGCGGATCGTGCGGGCATGGGACGCGGCGCAAGGGTCGGACGAGGCGATCAAGGCCTTCCGCAACACGATCCTCGGCGAGACGTGGGTCGAGACCGGAGAAGCGCCGGATTGGCAGCGCTTGGCGGACCAGCGCGAGACCTGGGGCGGAGGGACTGTTCCAGAGCGGGGCTTGTTCCTGACCGCCGGGGCGGACGTTCAAAAGGATCGCATCGAGGTCGATGTCTGGGCCTGGGGCCGCGGGCTGGAGAGCTGGCTGATCGATCACCTGGTCATTGAGGGCGGTCCCGGCGATCCGGCGTGCTGGCAGCAACTGGCCAATTTGCTCGGCCAGACATGGGTGCATGCTTCCAGTCAGAAGATGACATTGGCACGGCTGGCGATCGATACCGGCTATGAGACGAGTGCTGTCTATGCCTGGTCGCGACAGGTCGGCTTCGCGCAGGTGGCACCGGTGAAAGGCGTCGAGGGGTTCAACCGCTCGAGCCCGGTCACTGGCCCGACCTATGTGGACGCGACCATCGCAGGCAAACGGCTGCGGCGCGGTGCGCGGCTTTGGACGGTCGCCACCTCGACCTTCAAGACCGAGACCTATCGCTATTTGCGCCAGGACCGCCCGACGCGGGAGGACATCGAGGCTGGGCATCTTTGCCCACCTGGAACGATCCATCTGCCAAACTGGGTGGACGGCGAGTGGTTGAAGCAATTCACGGTCGAACAACTGATCACGGTGCGCACCAAACGCGGCTTTGCCCGGCTCGAATGGCAGAAGCTGCGCGAACGCAACGAGGCGCTGGACTGCCGGGTCTATGCCCGCGCCGCCGCGTGGATCCTTGGGGCCGATCGCTGGTCTGATGCGCGGTGGACTGATCTGGAAGCACAGGTCGGGATCACGGCGGAGGACATGGCTGAGGACGGGGCGGGAAACACCACGCCCGCTTCTCGGCGCGCGGGACCACGGCGGCGAACCGTGCGCTCAAGTTACATGAGGTGAAGGGGCTGGAAACGCAGGGTCATGTTGGCCGGGCCGGTTCAGTGCAGGCAGCATTTCTTGAACTTCTTGCCGCTGCCGCAGGGACAGGGATCGTTGCGGCCAAGTTTGTCAGGTGTCTTTGTGAGGGCCTCTGTCCAGGGGGCCACGCGCAAGGCGTTGTCAACTTTGCGGGTCTTCTGCTGGATGAGAAACTCATCGGTATAACAGTGCCATTTCGACAACTCATCGATGGCATTGGTGATCAGGGCTTTCTGGTAACGACGGTTTGCGGGGGAAACACCTTCGTTGAGGGTGGCCTCCAGATCCTCGAGGAAATGCCCGAAGTCGCAATACTCTTTTGGGATCAGGCCCTGGTCGAAAACCTCGCGCACGGCCTCGGACATATCCTCGAGTCCGAGGGCGGCAATAGCGTCCATCCAGCCAGTGAGGAGGTCCACGGGTGCCTTGGGACAGCGTTGGCGAAAGGTCCGGAAATAATTCTCGATCACCGGGCGTTCAGCGGGGTGCAGTTGCGCTATCAAGACGAGAGCATTCATCAAGGACAGACGCGCGAATTCGTCAGCCTTCCTGTCCTCGATCGCGTCGAACACGGGCTGCAGGTCACCGTCGAATGTTCCAGCGATGACGCGAAAGCTTGTTTCGGTGACAGCGTCCCCGAGGAGATGGTCGATGACCTTGGTAGGACGACGGAGCATCTGAACCAACGGGCGATAGGCACGAGGATCCTGCCATTCGCCCAGCATGTGGAAGATCGGAATAAAAGCCATCAGATCAGCGTCTTTCATCGCCGGGATACGCTGATGTGCAAGGCGGGTTACGAGATCGACGAAGACTGGCGCCATTTCTTCGCGCCGGGTGCCTGCTTCGGCCATGGCGGTTTTCGGAAAAATGTCGTCGCGCGCGAGATCGCGCATGATTTCGGTCGGGGTCATGGTTTTGCCCTCACTCGGGATTCGGTTGGCTCAATGAAACATATTCGCAGGATAGGTCAATTCAGATGCCGACATTGACGGAACTCCGTGCCCGCCGCGAAACCTTGGCTGTTCAGCGTTCCTCTGGCGTGGCGCGCGTCAGCTATGACGGAAAGACGGTGGACTATCGCAGCGTCGCGGAGATTGACCGGGCCATCGAGGCGCTCGACCGCGAGATTGCGGCCGCCGAGGGACGACGGATCGTTCGGCAGGTGCGTGTAACGACGTCAAAGGGGCTCTGATCCATGGCCCTGTTTGATCGGTTTCGCCGCCCAATATCGGGCGGCCCCACTGCCGTGTCCGCGCGTCTGGAGGGCGCTATGGCCAGGCGGCGCTTGCGAGGCTGGCAACCGCCGCTTGAAAACATCAATTCGCTGGTAGCCTCGGGTGGGCCTCGTCTTTTGGCAAGGTCGCGGGAACTGGTCGTGACCAACGGCTATGCCGCAAATGCCTGCGAGGCGTTTGCGTCGAACCTGGTCGGCGATGGAATCAAGCCCTCGTCGCTGATCGCGGATGCGGTGTTGCGTGACAGTGTTCAGCAGCTCTGGCTTGCGTGGACCGACGAGGCCGATGCCGACGGGTTGACCGATTTCTACGGCCTGCAGGCCATGGTGGCGCGCGAGATGTTTGTTGCGGGCGAATGCTTCGTGCGTCTGCGGCCCCGCCGCGCCGAGGACAGCCTTCTCGTGCCGCTGCAACTGCAGCTGCTGCAGTCGGAGATGTTGCCGTTCGAGAAGACCGAAACGGCAGGAAACGGCAATCGCATCCGCTGCGGGATTGAATTTGACGGCATCGGACGGCGCGTGGCCTATCACTTCCGGCGTCGACATCCGGGAGACAGCACCGACCAAGGGGCTGTTATCCCGGAGACGGTGCGCGTGCCCGCCGAGGATGTGCTTCACATTTATCGGCCAATCGATGCAGGCCAGATCCGGGGCTTATCTCATGTGGCTCCGGCCATGGTTCGGCTGTTTCTGCTGGACCAGTATGACGACGCCGAGCTCGACCGGAAGAAAACCGCGGCGATGTTCGCGGGGTTCATCACGAAGACCGCGCCGGAAGACCCGATGATGGGTGAGGCCGAGGCCGATCTCGATGGCACCGCCATTGCGAGCCTCGAACCCGGCACGATGCAGGTGCTGCTGCCGGGCGAGGATGTGAAGTTCTCCAGTCCTGCAGATGTTGGGGGCGGCTATGAGGCGTTTCAATATCGGACGCTCTTGTCGGTATCAGCCTCACTGGGGCTGCCGTACCACCTCGTAACCGGGGATGTGCGCCAGGCGAACTATTCGAGCCTGAGGGCAGAGCTGGTCGAGTTCCGCCGCCGCATTGGCCAGCTGCAACACGGGGTGATGGCGCATCAGATGTGCCGTCCTATCTGGCGGCGCTGGCTTGAGACGGCCGTACTGTCGGGGGCGCTGGATATCGGCGACCCCGCCGCAGCACGGCCGGTTCAATGGATCCCGCCGCGCTGGGACTGGGTAGATCCGCTGAAGGACATCCAGGCACAGGTGCTGGCCATGGAAGCGGGCATCACCTCGCGGCGCAAGGTGGTCGAGGCCACCGGCTATGACGTCGAAGAAGTCGACCGAGAGAATGCGGCGGATGCCAAACGCGTTGCTGATCTGGGGCTGAGCTACCGCGCGAGCCCCGGCGAAACTCAGGGTGCACGAGCAACGCCCGCCGCGCGGCCTGACCCCGGAGATGGCACCGGCGAAGACACAGGCGACGGATCCGCCTCCACCGATCCCGCCACCGAACAGGAGTGACAATATGACAAGCTGGTATGCGATCCGCGCCCGGGGAACGGGGGCGGAAGTGGCGATCTATGACGAGATCGGCGCCTATGGGGTCTCGGCGAAGGGGTTCCTTGCCGAACTCGGCGCACTGCCCGACGGGACGCCGGTCGATCTGCGGCTGAACAGCCCGGGCGGGTCAGTCTTCGATGCGGTGGCGATTTACAATGCGCTGAAGCGGCACGCGGGCACGGTCACGGTCTGGATCGACGGTATTGCCGCCTCCGCCGCGTCCTATGTCGCGATGGCGGGTGACGAGATCGTCATGCCGGAAAACGCGTTCCTGATGATCCACGACCCGTCGGGGTTGGCCATGGGTACGGCGGGCGACATGCGCGCCATGGCCGAGGCGCTGGACAAGATCGCGGGCAGCCTCGTCCGGGGATATGCCGCCAAATCCGGCAAACCCGATGACGAGATCGCAGCGCTGATGTCGGCCGAAACATGGTTCGATGCGGCCGATGCGGTGGCGGCGGGCTTCGCGGACCGGCTGGCGGAGCCCGTTCGGATGGCCGCACGGTTCGACATCGGTCGGTTCCGCAACGCGCCGCCCGACCTCGTCGAGGCAGTGGAAGCCACTGGCCAGGAGGGTGTTCAGCCCGAACTGGAGCATACTAGCCAAGACACGGGCACAAAGACCGACAGCATCCTGGACGACGATGCCGAACCTGCCGACAGCTCCGGCGAGGCGGGCAGCGACGATGCGCCTGTCGAGCCCGAGGCGCAAGTTGAGGCCGACGACATGCCCAGTCCTTCGGATCTGATCCCGACTCCGGGCGGCGCACCGCTCGATCCCGCCGCGATCCGCGCCGAGGCGATCACCCATGCTCGCGCTGTCGTCGATCTCTGCCGCCTTGCAGGCCAGCCGCAGATGGCTGGGCGGTTCCTCGAACAGGACGCCAGTCTCGACGACGTCCGCATGGCCCTTCTGGCGGCAAAAGCCGAGGCAGAACCCGAGATCGCCGCCCATCACCCGCAACCCGGCCGGAGCACGACGGCCCGCCCTTGGGGCGAGATCGTCGCCCGCACCTTCAAGCTGAAAGGATAACCTCATGACCACGCTCACCGAGACCACGCATCCCGGAGGCTTCCTCGTCTGGGAAGCCTTTCGTGACTACACCCGCGAAACCGTCACCGTCGCGTCCGGCACGCTCAATCCGGGCACCGTGCTGGGCAAGATCACCGTGTCTGGCAAATACGCGGCCCATGATCCCGCTGCCGTCGACGGTACTGAAACCGCCATTGCGGTGCTCTGGGGCAAGGCCGACGCGACAGGCGGCGACGTGCCTGCCGTCGCTCTGGTCCGTGGCCCCGCCATCGTCAATCGCCACGATCTCGTTTTTGTCGGCACCCCCAGCGAGGGCGAGATCACCGCCGCCCATGCCGCGCTGCTGGCGGTCGGCATCCTCGTCCGCTGATCAAACCCTCAAAGGAGGCATTCCCATGACCACCATGGATATCTTCGAAGGCGATGCCTTCACCATCATCGAACTCACCCGCGCGCTGGAAAACATTCCCTTCAAGCCCGCGATCCTGTCGGGTGCGAGCCTGTTCTCGCCGCGCGGCGTGCGCTCGCGCACCGTCGTGATCGAGAGCCGGGACGGCACGCTGTCGCTGATCCCGTTCTCTGAACGCGGCTCGGCCGCCGAGCAACAGGTTCCCGAGCGTCGCGACATGCGGGCCTTCGTTTGCCGCCAGTTCAAGAAGCAGGACGTGCTCTGGGCCTCGGAAATCCAGGGCATCCGCGACTTCGGCTCGGAAAGCGCCACCCAGCAAGTGCAAAGCGAGGTCGCCCGAAAGCTTGGCCGTCTGCGCCAGGATGCGGAGGCGACGTTCGAATATCACCTGCTGAACGGCATTCAGGGCATTGTGAAGGATCCCAAGGACAGCGCCACGGTGATCAACTACTTCACCGAGTTTGGTATCACGCCCGCCACCGAGATCGATTTCGATCTCGACAATGCGACACCCGGCTCCGGGGCGCTGCGCAAACGCTGTCAGACGCTGATCGAAAGCGTCGAGGACAGCATGGGCGGGCTCGCGGCCGGGGCCGTGCAGGTCCGCGCCGAATGCGGCTCGGCCTTCTTCGCCGATCTCATTGCCCACAAGGAGGTGCGCGAGACCTATCTCAACACCGCCGCTGCCGCCGATCTGCGCGGCCGGGTTGCCGACGAGGTCAGCTTCGGCGGAATCACCTTCCGGCGCTACCGCGGTGGGGCGGGCTTCGGTGTGCCTACCGACAAGGCATTCTTCTATCCCGAAGGCGTCGAGGGGTTGTTCGAGATCTACCACGCACCCGCCGATACGTTCGAGACGGTGAACACGCTCGGTTTGCCACTTTACGCCCGTACGATCCCAGACCGGGACCGCGACGAATGGGTGCGGCTGGAAATCGAGAGCAATCCGCTGCCGATCTGCACCCGGCCGCAGGTTCTGCGCTCGGCACGGCGTACGTGATGTCTGCCTTCGACGCCGCCGTCGACTTGCTGTTCGCCGACTCGAACATCGGGCGAGAGGCGATCTACACCTCCGACGGCGGCGCGCCCATGCTGGTGCGCGTCGTCTCCCGGCAGGCTGATGCCATCACCGACTTCGGCGACGCGCGGCTCTGGTCGGAAACGACCCGGATCGATCTGCGCGTCGCAGAGGTTCCGACCCCGCGTCCCGGCGACCGATTGGAAATCGACGGCGACGCCTTCCTCATTCAGGGCGAGCCGGTTCGCGACCGCGAGCGGCTGGTCTGGACTGTGGATCTGAGGCCCGCGTGAAACTGAAAATCGCCATCGATCCCGACATCGTTGCGATGATGGCGGCCGAGGTAACGGCAGGGGAGCGCGCCGTGACTGCCGCAATGCGCGAGGCTGGGACCGGCCTGAAATCCGCTTGGCGCACGCAGATCACCAGCGCGGGGCTGGGCACAAGGCTCGCCAATTCGATCCGCCTCGCCAGCTTCCCAAAGTCCGGCGACAGCCTGAATGCGGCGGCGCTGGTCTGGTCCAAGGCCCCGGTGATGATCGGCGCGCATGACACCGGCCCGCTGATCCGCTCGAAGAACGGGTTCTGGCTGGCGATCCCGCTGCCTGCCGCAGGCAAATCCCTGCGCGGCGGTCGGATCACGCCGGGCGAATGGGAGCGCCGCACCGGCCTGCGCCTGCGCTTCATCTATCGTCGCCGTGGGCCGAGCCTGTTGGTGGCCGAGGGGCGGCTCAATTCCAAGGGCCGGGCCGTCGCATCACGCTCGAAGACCGGGCGCGGCAAGGTCACCGCGCCGATCTTCCTGCTGGTGCCGCAGGTCAAGCTGCCGAAGCGGCTGGATCTCGCGCGCGATGCGGAACGAGCGGTGGATGGGCTGGCGGGGCTGATTGTGGCGAGCTGGGTGGAGGGTCGGCTGTGATCAACGCCGATGATACGAAGGGTGCTCAGCGCATATCTCCTGTCCGTCAGTGCCGTCCCAGCTTACCGAATTCGCTGTCCAGAAGGGAGCGAATCTTCTTCGCCGCGCCGCGCAGAGCTGCATCTACATTGGCGTCATTGTGGGTGACCGTCTGCGGCTGCATCCCCTCGGGACGTGCCTCGACGGTGCAGCGAATGTCGTCGGGGCCACCCTTGGCGCCGTTCACATCGACCAGATGCACCTCCACCCGGGACAGACGGTCGGTCAGATGCCCCAGCGCCGACGTGACAGTGTTTTCGGCCAATTCGGCCAAGCGCTCATCACTCTCAATATTGGCATCGGTATTCAGTTGAAACTGCATGTCGGTTCTCCTGTGTGTGATCACCTAACATGAGAAACCATGAAGATGGTTGATCCAGCGCAAGTCCACCTGCACGATCGGTAACAAAGCCTGCACCTTGATAGCGTGGGCGAGGATGCAAAGCCACCGACGATGCCCACCAACCGCAAAACCATCCTCACCGCGCTGCGCGCGCGGCTCTCGGCGCTGTCGCCACTATTGATGAGCCAACCTTCAACTCGGCTATTTTACGCATCCCAAGATCAAACCGCCCTGGCCGATGACGGAAACACCAGCGGCTCGCCCGAGGGGCGCGTCTGAAGCATATCCAGGATGGCACCGTCTGACAGGCCGTCCGCGAGTTGGTCTGTCCAGACGCGAAAGTAAGTCAGATCATGGGCGCCGAAGGAGGTAATCATTGCCACGTCGGCCGCGTCAGAACCGCGGACCATCAGAATACGGCCTCCGCGCGGCATGTTGTAGCGGGCGTCGAAAGTGTACCACTCGCCATCGAGGTAGACCTCGAACCAGGCGCAGAAATCGCCCGGCCCGGAGTAGGGGACGCCGATGTCGCCAAGGTAACCGCTGCAGTAGCGCGCCGGGATGTTCATGGCGCGGCAGAGAGTAATCGCGAGGTGGGCGAAGTCGCGGCAGACGCCCGTCTTCTCGCGAAAAACTTCGGACGCCATCTTGTTGGCGCGCCCGAACTGGTAACCGAAGGTGATGTGCTGGTGCACGAAGGCGGTAATGGCCTGAACACGGTCCCAACCCTCGGCATGCCCGGCAAAACGGGACCATGCCTGGTCCGACAGGTTGTCGCTGTCGCAGTATCGGCTGGGAACAAGGTGCTGGAGGACATCGTCGGGCAGGTCCGGGACAGGCAGTTGGCGCGCGTGGCGCGCCTGGCGGTCGGGCCAACCGTCGAACTCGATCACGCAATCGGACCAGAGGCGGGTGGAACCTGCGGGGGCGGTCAGGCGGGTGATCTGGTTGCCGAACATGTCGGTGTACCATCGATAGTCGCAGCCCGGGGGGACCCTGACGAAATCCTCGCCTATGAAGCGGCCCTGGATGGTGCTGTGGGTCGACAGGGCAAGGAGCAGGGGTGCCGGAGCCTTACAGACGATGTCGATCTCGAATCCGAAGCGAATGTGCATGGGGCAGCCTTTGCTCTGGGGTACAGGGGCGGCTCCGGGACGAAAAGAGGCCGGTTCAGCGTTGGGAGCGAGAGCAATTATCTGATCACCAAGATTTGGTAACCTCAAGGAGGCCGAATTGTAACGCTTCAGATCGTGACATTCCAGCCCCAGGACATTTGTCGTGAAGGGCTTTGATCAACGCGGCACATGTCGCGTGGCTGAATTCCGCTGTATGTTGATGAGGGTAGAACCCAATGCCCACCCCCCGCGAAACCATCCTCTCCGCGCTGTACGCGCGGTTGCAAACCCTTGCCGCGACAGTCCTGCGCGATGAGGTTCTGCCCGAACGCATCCCGCCCTCTGGCCTGATCATCCTGCGCGACGGCCAGCCCGGCGAGCCGGAGGTGACGCTGTCGCCGCTGCGCTACCACTACCAGCACCGCGCCGAGCTGGAGGTGGTCGTGCAGACCGCCAAGGACCGGGCGGCGGCGTTTGACACGCTGATTGCCAGCATCGGCGCAGCACTCGCCGTTGACCGGACGCTTGGCGGGCTTTGCGATTGGGTCGAGGCGGAAGCGCCGAGCCCGGTCGATCTGCCCATCGAGGGTGCCGCCGCGCTGAAGGCGGCGCTGATCCCCGTCATTTTGCACTATTCCACCAACGATCCGCTTCTGTGGTTGCCGCCCGAGATGCAAGGAGGATTTTGACCAGCTGGGGAGGTGATCGAGCGCGGTCTTCTGTCAGGCCTCATCGCTGCGGCTTTTCAGTCTGCC